AATCATATATTAACAATACATGGTGAAGAGTGTTCGGTTGTTAATGTGATGAAATCTTCTGAAGTTTCAGCTTCTGGAACTGTTTTTAAAGAACCAGAAGGGGCTATAATCCTATCTTGTAAGAGCAAGTTAGGTTATTCGGGCTGTCCTGTTTTCTTGGTACATGATGGAGAGAAAAGGACTGTTCCAACCTTTGTTGGGATTTTATCACGTATGTTATCTCATGATGGGAGCGCTGTCATGGTTCCTATACGTTTATCCGCTAAGAATACGATGTTGCAATTGACTATAACTGTTGATGAAGTTCGAGAGTATTTTCAATCTGTTGGATATCCATTAGCTACTGTTACAGATAAGCGATCTGTATTTAATCATTTGACTCCAGCTGAGTTTGCTATGTTAGGTGATTACTGTGGTTCAATGGTAAAACCACCATTTCGTAATCAATCACGTTTTGTTAAAACACAGTTATATGACCGTGCTGTTAAATTTAATGAGAAAGTGATGGAATTGGGTATTCCTCATTTGGGACCACATAAACTTGATGGTATGTGGGTTGATCCAACGTTAGCGTGTGCTCGACAGATGGCTTCATGTGGTAAGATTTATGATGATTCCCCATTTATAACAGCTGCTGAGAATGCATTTGATCATATTCATTCGTTGATCAAAGAGGATTTGCAAACAGTTGCCCCTATGTCTTTAGAACAGGTTATACGTGGTACTCCTCATTGTAATCCTGTTAATTTGAAAGCTGGCTGTGGTTTTCCACATGTATCAAAGATTAAAAATGATTTGATTTGTGGATCATATGATAAACCTCTTTTTGTAGATTGGTATGCTCGTGAACTTGTTGATGCCTTTATCCAGTTGGATAATGGCAAACCAGTTCTAAACATATCAATAGCTCATGTCAAGGATGAGATTATTCGTCAATCTAAGATTAATTCAGGCTTAGAACGAATTTTCTTTGGTGGATCAACAACATTTTTGATGTTGTGTCGCTATTATCTAGTTCCATATATGGATATCTTTATGAAAAGGAGAGATGTTTTATTTGGTCAAATAGGAATGAATGCTTGTGGATCAGAGTTTTATACTCGGATTTCATATATGTATGATCGCCTTAATGCTAAATTTGATATAGCTCAATTTCTAATAGATGAAGGATGGCTTGATACTGACTATGATAAGTACGATAAGAAATTATTAGTGCTAAGATTTGGTGTCTATGTTTTATGGAAATTGGTTATGGTTACACCTTATTACATGAAGGACGAGAATAAAGTCGATTTGAATCGAATTCGTTTAATACTTCAAAGTTTACAGCAGTTCATTGTCATCATTGGCAATGACGTAATGTTATTTGATTCCAAGTTACCGAGTGGAGTCTTTGCAACTGCGTGGCTTAATTGTATTTGCGAGTTGATTCTGGAGATATTGCAGTATTACTTTTTGAAATACTTTATCTCCCACCGCAAACCCCCCGATAAGAATTTTGTTGAGTATTCTCAAGAATTTTGGAGAGATGTCTCTTTAATTAATTATGGGGATGATAATTTGAAATACGTTGTTCCAAGTGCTCGTTGCTTATATACTGATGAAGGTATTAAAGAATTTAGCAAATGGATATGTATGGGGATAACCCCTGCTATCAAATCAGAGACTGTTATTCGTCTTAAGAAAGTTACTGAGATAACGTTTCTTAAAAGGACTCCAGTCTATTATGCTCCTTTGGAAATGCTCATTGGTCGTTTAGAATTTGGTTCTATCTGTAAAATGCTTGCGTATACAGATAGTTCTGAACAAGGATGGGAGCAAATGGTTTTAGGCCAAGCAGTCAGAGAATTGGCTATTTACCCCCAAGAGGTTCGTGATGCATTTGATGATATTTTTTCATTACCACATCAAGATCCTCATACCATTATATCAAGTGCTGTCCTTGATACAAAATGGACTCCAATGAAATTTCATATGGACAATATGTTATTAAATACAGTCAATGATGTATTTGATACTACGTGTGTTCTTAATGAAACTCCTTTGGTAAATGTTGATTGACCATAGTCAATTAGCCGTGTTAGGGCTATATAAAAAACTTTGTTTCTAACATTTTTACTATAAACAGATCACTATATATAATATATAATATGTTAAATATATATATTATGTGATATTTGATTTTAGCTGTACTAGAGCTATATAAAATTGTCACATAATTAACATATGGGTTATTTTTGCCTCATGTGGTGTCAATCTGGTTTTTCC